ACCATTAATTCAACTACAATATTAGGTAGCGGTGACTTAACAGTACAACCTACTTTAGTAAGTGGCACAAACATAAAAACGATAAATAGTAATTCGATTTTAGGTAGTGGCGATTTAGTAATAACCGGTGGTGTATCTTCAGTTTCAGCAACAACACCTGTAGTCGCAACAGGAACTACAACACCTGTTATTAGTTTAGATTCAAATTATGGAGACACTCAAAATCCGTATGCGTCAAAAACTGCAAATAATATTTTAGCAGCACCTGATGGAACGGCAGGAGTACCAACATTTAGAGCGATTGTAAGCGCAGATATTCCTACACTTAACCAAAACACAACAGGAACGGCAAGTAACGTCACAGGAATTGTAGCACTTGCGAATGGTGGTACAGGCACAGCAACACCAAGTTTAGTTGCAGGGACGAACATAAGTATTACAGGAACTTTTCCTAACCAAACAATAACCGCTTCAGGAGCAGCAGGAGCAGTAACACAAATTGTTGCAGGAACAAATGTTACAATATCTCCTGCGGGTGGTACAGGAGTAGTTACAATAAACGCAAGTGGTGGCGGTGGTGGTGGTACAGAGATAGGAGCTTTGATTGGTGGGGGAATAGTTGTTGCAGTATTTAATGATAGCGGAGTTAATAAAGCACTTGTTGCAAGTTTGACTAATTTAACTCCAAGTTTACCTTGGACAATACCAGCATTTCAAACTATTGCAATAGGTGCTACAGCTCGAAGTTATTCAGATGGTCTTACAAATACTAATGCAATTATAGCACAAACACTTCTCCCTGCAACTACACTTTATGCCGCAGGAGTAGCAAGACTTTTTGCAGGTGGTGGTTTTTCAGATTGGTATTTACCTGCAATTTGGGAGTTAAATATGTGTTATAATTCAGCAGCCATTGTCAATAGAGTTTTAGGCTCAACAAATGGGTTTCTTAATTCTATATATTGGAGTTCTACAGAAGCAGCAGCTAATAGTGTAAATGCTCTTTTTACTGGTGATGGTTCACAATTTACATCTGTTAAGAGCAGTAACTTATCAGTCCGAGCAGTAAGAATACATACAATTTAAATACATAAAAATGAAAGTACAAATAGGGTATTATAACGAGCAAGGCACTTATATAGAAGAACTTGTTGATGTTATTGAAAGAACAACTGAAGAATTAATACAAGAGAAAGAAGCACAGCTTTTGGCTATGTACGATGAGTTAAAAGCTCTTAAAGGAGAATAATGAAAAGTAATTATTTAGCAAGTCTTTATTTTATAGCGGGTTTTTTAACTTCGTTTTCTTTGATTTGTCAAGGCACAGAACCCTATATTAATTTGGCAGGTGTTACTTTATTTTTTTACTTAACTTTCAGTTTAACGGAAGCACTTGAAGACTTATGAAAACACAATTTTACTTATTAATTTACACGGTTAAAAATTCACTTTTGAAACTTATAACAATTTGCTTTTCGTTTTTTATACCTATAAGCGGAATACTTGGACTTTTGTTTGCGTTAATTTTAGCAGATACAGTTACCGGTATTTGGAAGGCTAAACATCAAAAACACGAAATTACATCTCGCAAGTTTTCGGCAATAGTTTCAAAACTTTTACTTTACGAGTTGACCGTTATACTTTTTTACCTTATAGACTTTTATATTTTAAACGAAATAATTTTAACGTTCTTTTCCGTTCCTTTAATGTTGACTAAAGTTTTAGCGTTGGTTCTTGCTTCAATAGAAATAATGAGTATAAACGAGAATTACAAAGTTGTTAAAGGAATAGACATTTGGCAAAGCGCAAAATTATTGTTTGCACGAGCAAAAGAAGTTAAAGACAACATTAATAAGTTAAAATGAATTTAAGCGCACACGTTACGTTAGCAGAATTTCAAGATTCAACTACTGCAACGACACACGGAATAAACAATAAAATGAATGAGTCGCAAATTGCGTCCGCAAAACTTTTATGTGAAAACGTATTTGAACCTTTGAGAAGTTACCTAAACACACCGATTAAAATTAGTTCTGCCTATCGTTCAGTACAATTGAATAAAATGATTAAGGGGGCAATTGGAAGCCAACATACAAAAGGCGAAGCAATGGACTTGCAAATAGGCGCAAATGGGTTTTTCTTTATTAAAACAAAGTTAGACTTTGACCAACTTATATGGGAGTTTGGAAACGATGAAAATCCTTCTTGGGTTCACGTTAGTTATAGTTCTAAAAATCGTAAACAAGTATTAAAAGCAACCAAAAAAAATGGGAAAACTATTTATTCTAATTATTAGTGTTTTACTTTATTCGTGTTCGGCTCAATACCATTTGAACAAAGCAATTAAGAAGGGTTTTAAATGCGATGAAACAAGCGACACAATTCGAATAACAACTTTGGATAGTATTCCTGTAATTGTAAACGACACAATAGTTTGGGAAAAAATTTTAAATACAAAAGACACAGTTATAAAATACAAAACTGTTTACGTTCCAAAAACACGATTAGATAAAAAAATTGAATATAGAATTAAGGTTAAGACTATATACAAAGAACGAATAGTTGAAAAAGCACAGGCACGAGCTGAAGGTAAAAAGGCAAAAATGCAAGTCAAATTAAACCGACCTAAAGGAAATTTAAATCTTTTATTCGTTGGTGTTGGAATAGGTTTACTACTTTCGTTCCTATGGAAGTACGCAAAACAATCATTAATTTAAATATTTATGGCAAATAGCAGCGCAAGGTTTCGTTTAAAACAAGACGAAATTGAAATACTTATGCAGTATCGTGGAATCAAAAACGCAACCGATGAAGCTGGAGTTGATGACAAAGACGTTAAACACGGTTGGTTAAAAACTAAACAAGCAAGTTTATTCTTTAAGAACCCAAACTTTAAAGCTGAAGAAATAAACGCTATTCAACAAATAAAAGACGAATGTATTAAAGAAGTAAAAAAATACGCTCCAAAATACACCGATACAGTAATAAAATACGACATTGACACAGACGGACATTTACTTGTAATTGATATTGCAGACTTACATATAGGAAAATTAGCAACAGCATTTGAAACAGGCGAAGATTATAATTCACAGATAGCCGTTAAACGTGCAAAAGACGGACTACAAGGCATTTTAAACAAAGCGAAAGGGTTTTATATTGATAAGGTATTATTTGTTGCAGGAAACGACATTTTACACACCGACAACACCAGACGAACTACAACAGGTGGAACACCGCAAGACACAGACGGAATGTGGTACGATAACTTTTTAATGGCTAAAAATCTTTATATAGAACTTTTAGAACAATTAATGAGTTTCGCAGACGTTGAAGTTGTGTACAATCCAAGTAACCACGATTACACACACGGTTTCTTTTTAATGCAGTTAATAGAAGCACACTTCAGTAATAGTACAATTCGTTTTAACGTAGATTTAAAACACCGAAAAGCGTTTAGGTACGGAAACAATTTAATCGGAACTACACACGGTGACGGAGCGAAAATCGAACACTTACCTTTATTGTTAGCAACTGAATTTCCAATACTTTGGAGCGAAACTAAACACCGATATATTTATTCGCACCATATACACCACAAAACAAGCAAAGATTTTATAGGAGTAACATTTGAAACTTTACGCAGTCCTTCAGGAAGTGACAGTTGGCATCATAAAAACGGATATACAGGCGTTCCAAAAGCGGTTGAAGGTTACATACATCACAAAGAATTTGGACAAATTGCAAGATTAACGCATATTTTTTAGTTTGATTAAATAATTTATAGTATATTTGTCATTCATAGTTGAAAAAAAAGAAAACAGTTGTAAGCTCCCCAGCACGCAGCTGTTTTTTTTTGTCACAAATTGTTACAATAAACGGTTTAATTCCGATTAATTGTCCCGTTTTTTACGAAATAAATTGGACTTTTTATGGTTATAACCTTAATAATAGCAAAGATTTTAAGGGTTTTACCTGTATAATAATACATTATTAAGTAAAATTCACCTTAATTAAGTGTTTTACTTATTTAGAATGAATATAAATTACACTTTTTTCTATTCAGCAAACGTAATAAACACAAGGATTTTAAAAATAATTTAAAAATAATTGTTAAAAAGTATTGCAGTTATTAAAATAGTATATATATTTGCATATAATTATTAACGAAAACAAAAACAAACACTATGAAAACTTTAACAACAACTTACACTTACAACACAACAAAAGGAACT